AATACTAATCTTATAGCAACAAAAGACATAACAAATCAAATAGATATATCTAAAAGTCAAGTAAAAAGATTTGAGCCATTTAGAGAAATAAACTTTGACTTTTCAAAAGGCAGATAGTTTCTTAATGGTAAAAAGACAAAAGATTTTAGATGATATATTTGGAAACCTTAACTTTCAGGTAGGATCAGACGATCCAAGCAAAGTAATTAGTGGAGGCGCTTATAACGTTAAGCCTAAATTTCATAAGATACTCCCAGAAAGATTAAGAATAGAAGACGGATCACTAAGTCCTATCATGTACTCTTGGTACGTCAACGAAGACCAAGAGCCTTTGAGCAATCAACCTATAATATTCTATACTAAGAGACAAGAGTTTACAGGGTCGGATTCTGTAGAGTTTCAAAACGGGGACAACTTAACGAGCAATATAGCGCCCTCAAATGTTAAGCAAGATTTAACCCAAACAATTAATTACGGTGCTGAGATTGACGAGTACACACTAGAAGTTAATAATAATAGTTTATTTAACAACTTCTACAGAAAGTTTATCTTAGGAGCATTCAGTCCTAGGTCAAAAATACTAAAAGTTAAAGCATATTTAAACGCTGACTTTATACTTAATTATGAGCTTAACGGCACTTTTATAATTAATGGAAGAAAGTTTAATATAAATACATTAGATGTCAATTTAGGAACGGGAGAAGCAAACTTAGAACTAAGAAATATATTCGACATTTCAGCAATACCAACCCCAGACGCACCGACCGTGGATGAATTAACTATTTCAAGTCCTAGCCAATCTGAAAACGATGCAAGCGGTTCTTATACATTTGATGTGATTAGTAATGTTTCATGGACTGTTTCTGAAAGCTCAGATTTTATTTCTGTAAGTCCTGTTAGTGGGTCTAACAATGAAACATTAACAATAACTTATGACGAAAACACAACAACCGATACCAGAGCAGGAGTTATAACTGTAACAGGAGGTGGATTTGTTAGAGAGCATACACTAACACAAGCAGGAAAAGAAGTTCAATTAACTATCTCTAGTAGTAGTAACACCGTCACAAAAGAAGCAGGCGATTATACTATCCAAATACTTTCAAATACTGACTGGATTGTCACAGACGATAAGTCTTGGATAAGTGAAAGCCCTACAAATGGTTTTGGAGATGCAACACTAACAATAAGTAGAAGCGAGAATTTAAGCACAAATATCAGAATTGGTAAAATATTAGTAAGAAAAGAAGAAGTAGTAAGGGAACACACTATAACACAACAAGCTCAATCGTCTACGCAACTATATCCACACGATCTTAAACAAGGAGATACTGCGAGTATTGCATGTGCAAGAACATCTACTCAAACTTATTATACCGATGAATCATTTTATGATAATTCTAATCTTATATTTTTCGATTCAAATGGAGACAACAAAGTGCCGTCAGGATTCTTTGCAAAAGGTATAAGAGTATTAGAAACAAATAATAACGGACAAGTAATAGACTCAGGAAGATGCTAACAGAACTATTAAAAATGCACAATTACTATGGAGTCAGCAAAACGATTGACATCGCAAAAGGTGCAAATAAAATACCAGAGAACGTAAACGAAGGAATCGACCAAATCAAAAGAGAATGGCACGTAAAGAAATATTAGAGCTAGAAGGCAAGGTAAACTCAAAAGAGCTTGTAAAGGAATTTGATGAAGTCCAGACTGAGGTAAACAACACCACTAAGGCGGTCGATAACTTTTCGGATAAATCAAAGAAGGATTTAAAGAAAGTTGAAAAGCAAAGCAGCAAAACCAAAAAGGGAGTAAAGGGTATTGGCAAAGGCTTTAAAATTCTTGGTGGTGCGATGAAGGCTGCTGGCATTGGTTTAATCGTTGCTTTAGTGGCTAAACTTACAGGCGCATTTCTAAAGAATCAAAAGATAATGGATGGGATTAATACAGTCTTTGAAACTGTTAACATTGTCTTTTCACAACTAACAACCGCAGTAATAAATATCTTTAATTCCGTTATAAAGGCAACAAGCGGTTTCACGGCATTGGGAAAAGTAGTAAGTGGAATAGTTACGCTTGCTTTGACACCGATGAAACTTTCATTTTTTGCTATTAAGTTGGCATTGCAACAAGCTCAACTAGCTTGGGAGAAGTCATTCTTTGGAGACAAAGACCAGAAGACAATAGAAGAATTAAACAAAGGAATAGCTCAAACTAAGCTAGACATTGTGGGAGTTGGTAAAGATGCTATTGATGCAAGCACTGACATAGCAGAAAACTTTTCTAAGGCAATAGATGAAGATTGGAACTTCTGTAAAAATCGCTACTACTGAGCTAGGTAAGATAAGCGTTGAAGCTGCAAAGGAACAAGCAGAAGCATTAGTAGAAGCTAGAAAAGCAGCAGAGCTTTCTGTGGCTCAACAACAACTATTAATAGAGAAGTACGACAAACAAGCGGAAATCCAAAGACAAATAAGAGACGATGATAGGAATTCAATATCAGAAAGGATAAAAGCAAATAAAGCCTTAAACGATGTTTTAGAGTTACAACAAGAGGCGCAATTAGTACAGGCAAGGGCGCAAATAAAAGCAGCAGAACTACAACTTAAGGTAAATGATAACGTCGCTAATAACATTGCTTTAATACAAGCACAAGCAGAAGAAGAGGGAGTGTTAGCGGCTATTAAAGGATTTCAATCTGAGCAAAAAATAAACGAAGCATCTTTAGAAAGAGAGCTTTTGCAACTTCAAAACAGCAGAACCGAAGCCGAAAGCAAACTATCATTCGAAAAGAGAAAAGCAGCAGCAGAAGAAATAGAAGGGGAACTTAAAAGGCTAGAGAGGTTAAAAGAAATTGCAGTAGATGAGCGAGAATTTGAAACTAAAAGATTACAGGAAAAATTAACAATACCAAGGCAGAAACACAAGCAAGAATAGATGCTGAGATTGAGTTTGCTCAGAAAAAATTTGAGCTAGACCAAAAGGTAAAAGCAAGCTCAGATAAGATTACAGAATTTAACAAGAAAAAAGCAGAGACTGACAAAGACATAGACAAGAAAGTAAACGATTCGAAGATTCAAATGGCAGAGCAAAGCCTCGGAGCTATCGGAACATTGCTTTCTGATTCAGCAGAAGCACAAAAAGCGGTAGGTATTGCAACCGCATTAATTGATACATACAAAGGAATAACAGCAGGTGTAGCGCTTGGTTTTCCGCAAGCTATACCAGCAGTAGCAGCGGCAGCAGCGACAGGATTTGCAACGGTTAAAAATATTCTAAGCACAAAACTACCAACCGTAAAAGGAGCAACGGGAGGAGGTGGAGCGAGTGGAGGTACAAGGTCAGCACAAGCGGTAGCACCACAAGCAGTCGCACCTAGTTTTAACGTCGTAGGAGACTCAGGGAGCAACCAAATAACAGATGCGATAAATACACAAGGGAGTAAACCCGCAAGAGCTTACGTAGTCTCTAAGGACATAACCACACAGCAAGAGCTAGACAGGAATACACAAGGCAATTCTAGTTTAGGATAATTTTTGTATATTTGTTTAAACTAAAAATTAGAAACTATGAAATGGAAAACGCTTTTTTTAATAAATAGCTTTGCTTGTTTACTTTTAGCAGTAATTAATAATCTTGATCCGTATTTTATTTTACTATTTATAGCAAATGTATTAGGACTTATATTGGTAGAAGAATAACCGCTTAATTACCCGACAAGGTTAAACCCTGTGCTTGATTGTACGGGGTTTTTTATGTTAAATATGAGTATTACCTAATCCTTTTTTATTTAATAGCCTTAATTTCTTTTCAAGAAACCTAACGTGTCTTCGTCTTAAAATTCGGTAATCTCTATTAAGCCCTGGCAAAGCATTATGCTCGGGTAAGTTGTTTGTTTTATCAATTTCAAATCTAATTATTTGAGTTTCGGTATAACATTCACCTTCGTAGCTTTTTAGTATTTGAGCATAGAACCTATATTTATACTTATTCCAATTTTCTACTGTAAGATGTATAGGTACATTTGACCTGATTTTGTTTTGATCGTGTTCGTAATAATTCTTTTTGCGTGTACTGTAATACTTAATGCAATCTAATCTAAAATAATTAGCGTTTGCAAGTTTGCTTAAAATTGAATTTACCATAGTTTCTAGTTTTTAGTTTATGTTAGAGCCTTGCGTGTATCTCTCTTATCTTATCTGGGTTGGGGTGGTGTTCTAGGACTCTTTTTAAGTTAGTAGGGTTTACGTAGCGGTTTCCTTTGCTTTGGTTTTCGTCAGCAGTAAGTAATTGTAAGTTAGAATAGTGGTTTAATAAAAGAGTTTCCTTTTCTGTTTCTGCTAGAGATATAGGAACAACGTGATCAATATGCAAATCTCCTACACCATAATTGTAATTATTAGATGCAAGACCATTAAGCCAATCAATTAGAAAATCATAATCGCATTTAATAATATGATATGCTTTAGTCTTTTTACTATATCCTTGATTTTTTAAAGAGCAATTAAGCATATTTCTAATACTCATTTTTAATTTAAAAAGTGGATCAACTAATCTTTTAATTCTTTGAATTTCAGCTCGTGTTGTTCCTAAATGACTTGAGTATTCTTTATTATATTCATTTAGCTTAGTTTTATAATATTCTTCTAATTCTTCAATTTGTTGATCTCTTTTTATTTTATGATATTCTAAATCATATTGTTCTATTGATTCATGTTCAATAAGAAAAGAATTTTAAAAACTTTTACCCATATTAAGCTCAGTCATTTCTTTACTATAATCAAGAAGTTCTTCTGTTTTTTTTCCTGTTTTTTTAAACGTTGTTCCGATACTGCTTTTTTTCTTTTTAAAGCATAACCTTTATTGTATTCTGCCATACGATCTCTATTGTCCAATCTATATTGTATAGCACAAATTTTACAATGACTTTTGTTTTCCGTCTTTGTTTCTTTTTTTATTATTAAAATCATTTAAACTCTTTACCTCTTCACACTTTTTACATTTCTTTTCCATAATATAAATAAACTAAAAAACCCTCTTAAAATCAGGGCTGGACTGCCGATTAAAAAAGGGTTTTTGACTAATAAATATGTTCAGGTGTCCAGCCTTTGAACTGCTAATATAAGCCTTTTATATTATTATAATAAATTAAATGTTAAAATTGTTACATTTTGACAAGTTTTAAAGTATAGTTAGTATGGACTTAAGAGAGATGTACGTCGACGAAGAAAATATTAAGCTAGGAGTACACGCTGTTAGCGTTGTAGAAGACCCAGCGATAGAAAGCAACTTCATCACATTAGCAGACGAAACTAAAATAGAGCTTGCAGAAGTGAGCAAAGAGAGACGTATCTTATTAGGTGCTGCACTCATTCCAAACAAACCTATATTAAGAGTTGAAGACGATAAGGAATACTACATATATTTTTCAAAAGAAACCATTTCAAAGATTGCCTTAATGTTTGCAAAGAATAAATATAGTGACCAAGTAACCGAAGAACACGCTAAGCAAGTCAAGGGAATGACCATTTTTGAGTCGTGGTTAACAGAAGACAAGCAAATGGATAAGTCAGCATTTTACGGTTTAGATGTTCCAGTAGGTACTTGGTGTATCTCTATGAAAGCAGACAACCAAGAAGTCTACAACCTAGCAAAAGAAGGCAAGATAAAAGGCTTTAGTATTGAGGGGTTCTTTTCGGACAAACTAGAGAAAAAAGAACCAAGCAAAGAAGACAAAGAAATAGAAATATTAACTGAAATAATGGCAATATTATAAATATTATTTAAAAATGGCAAAGAAAAAAGGAAAAACACCAAGTAAAACAAGTCCTAAATATGGTAAAAGAGGTTGTCTTTGCGAAGATGGCACTTACAAGGCTGAGTGTTGCGATGGCAGCTTGCAAGCTCAGGGGATAGGAGCGACTGTAGGACAAAACACCTCAGACGTTCAAGAAGCAAATGGAATAAGAATTAAACAATCAAATAGAGGTTAAAATGAGCGAAACAAAGGAAACACTTTTGGATAAAATTGCCAGCAAAGTAGGTGTAATGCTTACAGGCGAAGAATCCAAAAAAGAAGTAAAGCTAGAAAAGGCTGTACTTAAAGACGGTACACCCGTAGAAATTGAAGGCAAGGCAATATTTGTATTGACCGAAGACGGGGAAAGACTCCCAGCACCCGTAGCAAATCACGAGCTAGAAAATGGCGATGTGGTTGTAGTGGAAGAGGAAGGCGTAGTTAAAGAGATTATAAAAGCCGACTCAGAAGGTGAAGAGGAAGACTTAAAAGAGGACAAAATGGAGTTCGCTTCTAAAGAGGACATGCAAAACCTCAAAAAAGAAATGGACGAATTAAGGGGCATGATTGAAGGCAAGGACAAAGAAGAAATGTCTAAAGCCGAGCCTGTAAAAGAAGAGATTAAAAAGGAAGAGTTAAGCGCAGAAGAGCCTGTAAAAAAGGTAACGCACTCACCCGAAAAGGAAGTTAAAAAGAATATTAACCTATACGCACAGAAAAGAAAAGGAGACACCAAGAGCGTTGTCTTCCAGAAATTATTTTCATAAACCAATTTAATACCAAAAAAAGATGGCAACAACAACAAACATTACAACTAGCTATGCAGGAGAAGGCGCAATGCCTTACGTTGCAGCGGCTTTATTTTCATCCCCAACTTTAGAGCAGGGAGGTGTAGACATTATTCCAAATATCAAATTTCGTAAAACATTAAGACCCGCAAGTATTGGCGACATTATCGATGATGCAACTTGTGATTTTTCTGCATCTTCTAGTGTTACTTTACTCGAAAGAGTTTTAGAACCTAAAGAGCTTCAAGTAAATCAGCAATTTTGTAAGACTGATTTTATTGATACTTGGGATGCAGTCGAAATGGGATTTTCTGCTTTCGATGTAATACCTAAAACCTTTTCTGATTTTATCATTGCTGAATACGTTGCTAAAGTAGCAGAAGCAAATGAGACAAGCATTTGGAGAGGTGTAGCATCTAACAAAGGAGAGTACAATGGATTTACTACTATTGTTGCAGACGATGCAAACCTTCCAGCAGATCAAGAAATCACAGGGGAAACAGTAACCGCTGCTAACGTAGTTGATGAGCTTGGAAAAGTTGTAGATGCAATACCTAACAGACTCTACGGAAAAGAAGATTTGAGAATCTACGTAGCAACAAATGTTTACAAGGCTTACACCAGAGCTTTGGGAGGTTTTGCTGCTAACGGTCAAGGTGCTGCTGGTGTAAATAACCAAGGTAACAACCAAAGTTTAGGAGCTTTAGAATTTGATGGAGTTCAGTTGTTTATGACATACGGACTAGCTGCAAATACAATGTTAGCGACTAGAGTTTCAAACCTTAAGTTCGGAACTGGTTTACTTTCCGATCATTCAGAAGTAAGGCTAATTGATATGGCAGAAACTGACGGAAGTAAAAACGTAAGATTTGTTATGAGATTTACAGCAGCAGTTCAGTATACTTTTGCAAAGGACATCGTAACATACGGAATCGTAAATAGCGTAAATCCAGATTAATCAAAAGGGAGTTAATAGCTCCCTTTATAATACTTTATAAATATGGCATGTGATATAACAAAAGGTCGTTTAGACACACCTTGCAAAACAGGCGTTGGAGGGGTTAAAGCCTTTTACTTCGCCAACTTTGAACCTCTAATTTACAAGCAATTTGAAAAAACTGCTGGATTAGTTACCTCACTTTTGACAAGTCCAGATACACCTTTAGAGTTGTACAAATATGAGCTTAGAAGTTCAGGACATAACCTAGAGGATGCTAACGAAAATTCGGAAGAAACGGGAACTTCATTTGTGACCTCTACTTTTACAGCTATCTTAAAACAGATTGGTGCTACAACTAGAGATGAATTGCAACTAGCAAGCTTTGGGAGACCTCAGGTCTTTGTGGAGGACTATAACGGTAACTTTTTACTTGTAGGAATTGAAAACGGTTGTACTGTATCTGTAAATCAGGTTACAGGCTCAGCAATGGGAGAACTTTCAGGCTATAACTTAACGATTACAGCACAGGAAAGAGAATTGAGCTACTTAGTAGACCCTACAATTATAGGGGACGATACTCAAACTACAATAGTTGTAGGAACTTAATATGATTTATAATAAATAATGAAAGCCTGTCTTAATTGATAGGCTTTTTTTTGTTAATTATGTTACAAATAGTAAGGAATGAAAGTATATTGAGTATGAAAGTAACTGAAAGCACCACAGTTTTAAGCATATTTACCCAGAATGTCAGCGGTTTATACGACATTAAGGTAACAAATGAGACGTCAAAGGCTTTAACCTACGATAAAACCAAGGCTTTAACGCAGGAATTATACTATTTTCAAATAGAAGACACAGAAGGTTTTAATTTTACCAACGAAAACACGTATATAATTGAGGTTTTTAAGCAAAATACTAGCGATTTAGTGTACAGAAACACCGCATATTGTACGGATTCGGACAGTTATAACAAGGGAAACCGTATTAATTCCGATAATGAATACATCACATTATGATAAATGAGAAAAATACGCATATAGTTAACTTGTCTAGCTATACAAGTCCATCCATTACTGAGGTTAAAAACGATAATTACGTAGAATACGGAGACAACAACGACTATTTCAACTACTTAATTGAACGTATTACAGGAAGCTCAACTAATGGAGCTATCATAAAAGGTATATCAAATCTTATTTATGGTAAAGGTTTAGCGGCTACAGATGCAGAAAACAGAACTTCGGAATGGCTTAAGATAATGACTTATTTTAGACCTAGTGATTTACGAAAAATAATCTATGACCGTAAGGCGTTGGGCATGGCTGCAATTCAAGTCCTATACAAAAAGGGAAAAGTTGTAGGAACTGAACACTTTCCTATGCAAACGTTAAGACCAACGAAAAAAGACAAGTTTGGAAAAATTAAAACTTGGTTATATTTTAACGATTGGAAAAATAAAAAGAAATCAGACGAAGCTGAGCCAATAGCAGCATTTGGAGAAGGTAACGGAAACGAACCTGAGATATATATTTGGCAAGGTTACGTTTCGGGTTTTGAATACTTCCAGCCGCCAGAATACATAGCAAGTTTACCTTATGCTTTACTAGAAGAAGAAATCGCAGACTATCTAATTAACGATGCTCAGAATGGTTTTAGTCCTACGACACTTCTTAATTTCAACAACGCAGTACCAGAAGATGAAGACAAGAGGAGAGACATTGCAGGAGAGGCAACAAAGAAACTAACAGGGAGCAAGGGGAAAAAGTTTGTAGTTGTATTTAATGATGACAAAGACCACAAGGCAACAATAGACAGCATACCTCTCAACGATGCTCCAGCACATTACGAATACTTATCTAAGGAATGCTTTAACAAATTGATTGTAGGGCATTCTGTAACGTCTCCGATGCTATTAGGTATTCGAGATGGACAGAGCGGATTAGGCAACAATGCAGACGAGATTAAGAATGCAACTTTACTTTTTGAAAATATAGTTATTCGAGTTTACCAAAATCAACTAATTGACATTATAAAAGAGATATGCCCTACTTCTTTAGATTTATACTTTAAGACTATCCAGCCTTTAGACTTCATGCAAGTTGATGAGCCATTGAGCGATGACGAAGAAGAAAAGCAGACTGGTGTAGAAACAGAAGAAGGCGCACAACCTAACATTACAGAAGAAGTAAACAGTAACGAAATTGCAAAAGACAATGAGTCAAGTTACAACGGGGCGCAAATATCCTCAGCACTTGAAATGATTACTTCTGTTTCTGAGGGTGTAATCTCAGAAGACCAAGCAATTACATTTTTAATACAAATGCTTCAATTTGACCCGGAAGTAGCTAAATCCTTATTTAGAGGCAACGCATCTGAAAAGGTAGCAAAAGAGCAAGCTCTAAAAATGCTTAGTAAATTAAAAAAGCAAGAGCCAACCGATGAGGATTTAAACAAAGCCTTTGAGCAACTTAAAGAATTAGGCGAAGAGGTTGGCGATGATTGGGAGTTGGTAGACGAGCGAGAAGTAGACGAAGAGACAGAGGATGAAATGGATGAGCTACTAGAAGAAGCCAACTATAAAAGCACAACCACTCTACAAAAGGCAATAAATCTAGTAAGCACAGGCACAGCGAGACCAAACTTAAAAAGCGGACAAGATGAAACGATTGATGGTATTAATTTCAAGGTAAGATATAAGTATTCGCCTGAAAACCACAACTGCAAATAGTAGAGAGTTTTGTAAAAAAATGGTAAGTGCAAATAAGATTTACAGAAAGGAGGATCTTAAAGCTATGAAAGGGCAAGCTGTTAATTCAGGATTTGGAGTTAATGGTGCATCAACTTATAGTATTTGGAAATACAAAGGCGGTCCAAATTGCAACCAT